GTCATATATCTCTACAGCTACAGGCTTTACAATTACCAACTACGCCTATAACTACATCCAAAATATCACTACATCGATACTTGGTTTGGGCCCGCAGGGTTGGGGCATTGGTAGTCAAAACTCCAATCAGGTCACTACGCAGAATAGGATAAGAGTCAGTCAATGGGAAAATTTAATCACTGACATAAACTTCATTCAACGGCATATCACCAATGCCACAACCAGTTCTGTGGCTCCGACAAATACCACCACGATCGGTGTTGATTTGCCCAATGCTTTGGGTCCGAACATGTACTATCTTTCCAACGATCTAAGACGTTATGTTTGCCACCCTAATCAATTTTACGGTTATCCCGGAGAGACCGTGAATACCCTAAATGGAACCAGTACTCGAACCACAGTATGGGGGCGGGAAATTGAGCAGCGGGTTAGGGTAGATTGGCCCACCCCTCTATTTGCACGTTATTTCTTTAATTCAGGCAGTGTACTAACTTGGAGACCTACGTATACAAGTGTGGCCATCCCCAACGATAGAGATGAGGAATGGGCTGACTTTATAGATCATCTAAAGGGTAGTACAGGTTATGCATATACTCTAACTAACTTTTTAAGTACCTCTACAACCTCTACAACTTACAACAGTGGTACGTTGTCTATTACTATAATTGCAACTCGAGATCCAGACCTTAATTTAGCCAAAAGAGTAGACCTTACTGCTACATTCCGCAACGAGGATCTAGGGTATATCCTTGTTGATCCAATACAGGGCTACTGGAACTACGGCCCTTGGGAAGCCCCTTAAAACTAATTAAATACTACAAATGGCCACTCCAGTAACCTTTACCCTTTACAATAACAGCAGTACCTCTGCGGTTGTTAATGATTTTACATTTAACACAGCGCCCAACATCCTGCATCGTTCTACTTTGACTAACTTTGGGGTAGGGGGCGTGTTCACTGGTACCTCAGTGGCATCGGGGGTGTCAATACCCCCAGCAGGCTCGCTGTCATTTACCCAGTATTATTCTACCCAAACAGGCCTGGCCCTGCCCTATGCAGATTACATCAGTACAGTAGTGATAAACTCCACACTCAGTGGAGCCCCTGTAAACAACACCGTGACCAATTATGTAACGTTTTCAGCAACCGCATTACCCCCTCCTTGGACTAGACCTCCTATTGAAGGAACTGGGGGTGGTGGCAGCGCTGGTGGTGGTGGTGGTGGCTGGGATATTATACCAATATTGTTGATTATTGCCGGCATCGGAGAATGCTTTACAGCAGGTACCCAGGTCCTTATGGCAGATGGTACTACTAAAAACATCGAAGATGTGGTCATAGGGGATCGGGTCTATAATCATGATCGCAGACAGGTTAACACAGTGAAGTTTTTAGAACATGCATTGGACACTATGTGGTTAGGGTTGTACACCCCCAGTCCAGAGTTTGAACCCTTTGTTACAATCAACCACCCTTTGTATATAAACGGAGAGTTGGCCGCGGTTGACCCTGAGCATCACTACGAATTGTACCCCTGGTTAGGCCGTGCTGCTAAATTAACTCCAAGTAAGGTAATACCTGCCCAGGGGCAATCAGTTTATAATCTGTGGGTAGATGGTGATCATACCTATATTGTCAATGGATATGGTACACCTAGCATCATCGACGATGGAGCCATACTTCGTCAGGCTGTTGAATATGAATATATAACCACTGCCCAAAGTCTGCAAATGTTATATGACCATTCTAACAACGGTAGAGCCCTACGTGTGGGCAGTTATCATGTTAATCAATTTTTAGGTTGGTTAGATTTCAAACCGTTAACTAAAGTAATTGCAAGATCACTATCCGGGCCCCCTACTGTATTCAAGAAAAGCCTACACACAGCAATGCGAGTAGTCGGCGTAGTGGCAAATTTAATCTATAAGACAAGGAATTAAAATGTTTAATATAACTCCAGAGGAAGTTGCAGAAAGAATCAACGGTTTATCTTTTGAAGAAAAGATGATCTTAGTTTCTGGAATATCTCTCCAATCTGCTCAAATACTGCATCGTATGTTTCCAGAAAATGCCTTTATTGAATGGTTTGTAAAAATAAAACAACAAACTAATTAAAATTATGGCAACATCACAGGTAGTTAGTTTATCGGTAGGCAGTGAGTTTGGTTTTAAAAGACCGGCATTTGCCCCAGTGCCGATTATGGAAACTATTAAGACGTTTAATACATCAACAACTGTTGCCGGGTCGTTGGCAAATACATCGTCTCGAGTGATAGTGTTAAGTTCATTAGTCCCCTTTGAATTTTCAATAGGTAATACATCTACTCAACAGACCCTTGCTGATAGTGCGTTTGATGCAAATACATTCAATGCTAAGTTAAAATCCTGGACTGCACCGTATAAACAAACTCTTACCATTTACAACGTGGGCAATGCCACTGTTACAATGTTTCCGCGTTCTCCGTACAGACCTGTGTTTTCCTTGCCACTACCGTTTCTTGGACAGCCCGGAACGTACCCAGTGATACATTCTATAAATGGACAAGACGTAACTACTTCTACATTTGATATACCTGCAGCCGGAATAAGCAGTCTCGAAATAGCCTACTATGGTACAGATGTAGGAGAATTTACCAGTTCTTTTAACATTGAATCTACCGCTGGTATTAATACAATTACAGTATATACTAGTCAGATTGTACTACCTGCTACTTTTGAAATTGAAGCTTCTTCGTACACTACTACATTTGTAACCAAAGTATTAGGGTTAACTTCTTCAACATCAATAGAGTTAATTCCAGTTAGAAACGGAATTAAAGACTATGACACTGTCTTAGACTTTACAGCATCTTTATCAGATAGTCCAGGATGGAGTTTTACTACTGGAACTAATTCAGTTAATCTATTTTGGGATCCAGATTATGTTGGCAATGTAAACAACACCACAACTGGTTATACATCTACATTGGCTATTTCAGTAGTTGGAGTAGCAGAACCAGCTTACGTTAATAATACCGCTACTGTTAACATTGATTACAACAGGTATAGAAATCTATCAACTTGGCTAAGTCCGATAGCTGGTAATAACAGTATGATCGGTGTCAGTCTTGACATATTCGACGGCGTTGAGACTTTGACAATTGGTGTAGGTGCAGGTGGTGACGGTACTCCAATATATGCCAATGGCGGTAGTGTGTTCGCTGTGTTGAACAATTTAAACTTTAGAGCTGCAAGCATTGATACTCCTTATCCATACTGGGCCACTGTTTGTAATATTCCTTTGACAGGACCCGGCACATATTTAAGCGGAGCACTTCGCGACGATGGATTACCGCTGTACATTAGGAAAACTACACCTGGTTTAAATTACGCTGACTATTTTGGCTTTGATCAAAGTGAAGGGTCTATTTTTATTGTTGACTACGATGGTTACGATGCAATAACCATTAGAATAAACAATTTACGGGATTTGTCTGGTAATCCAGATTTTGACGGAACCCTACAGAATCTAACCAGAGCGTTCCATTATTATAGTGAAAAAGACAGTCCGGGTAGATTTAACAATTTACCGCAGTATCCATTTACAACTAGTACGGTCTATACACTATCTACATCAACAACTCCATTACCTCCAGGTGAAACAAGAACGTACTTGTTTAGAGGATTTACTGCCAATCATTCAACTGCTACGTCAACGTGGTCGGTTGATGTTGGATTAGTTCCATTCCCAACCTGATATTTTTAGTAGTTTTATCTACTAAGATAATTAGTAGTAATGCTAGAAAATATCTATCAAATTTCTCACAAAGAATCTCTTACCATTGAATGGCAAGGGCACGACCTTCACTACGATTTGCAACTCTACGAGCTAGGACAAGGTCATGCTGAGTTTTTTGTAATTAATCCAAATAGTGATATTCCTACAAAATGGCAAGATGATCTACAATACTATGTAGAAGAATTACCCAACACTAGGAAGTGTATAGTCATTACCCACGAAGGGGAATGGATTGTTAAGATATTTAAGGATGGTTGGTATCCGTATCACGGCTACGAGTCTATTGACATAGTTAAGACTAAATTAGTTTGGACAAAGAATTCAGATATTGATAAACTTATAACCTATGAGGACGACCCATTTGGTACATTTGATCCCAACAAGTGGGATAGGAATTATAAGTTAGTATGGTACATAGATCCGAGATTCAATCCCTTAGATGATAAAGTCTGGGCTTTTAGTTGTCAGCCCATGGGCAAGGAAGTATCAGGTACTAAGGATATGGGATATGTTGTACCCGATGTGCTTGTTGAATTTAATGAACACCTACCAGACCTAGGAGTAGATGTTAATGATTGTTGCCCTCCATTTTATGATCTAGCACACGAGTGTGCCTATGAGTTAGATCCTATACATCAAACCAACGACGAGAGATTATGGGTTATAAAATTTACGCCGTTGTGGCGTAATCCTAAAGAATGGAAATGGCTAGGAACTATTACTCCTGAGTTCACTATAATATATAATCCAGAACTACCAAAATTAGACTACGACTTAGATTATACAATGCCGTGGCACGATTTTACCTTTGAACATGCTTGGATGTTAGATAGAAAACATTTAAGAAATGACGAGGATGATATTTGGGCGTTCACCATTCAGGTAACAACAGAATTAGAAGGCAGTAAAATTGTAGACTACATTAGTCCAAATGTAGACATTGCCTACAATCCTAACTTACCTAAATTAAAATACGATGAAGAGTATATTGTACCATGGCATGACTTTGCCTATGAACATGTTTGGTATTTAGATTCTACTTCTAAAGAAAAAGTTTGGACTGTTAAAGCAAAGTTTTGCGACAAACCTATCGGTGAGAAAACAGTTGGGTTAGTAACTCCATTGTTTGCAGATCAATTAGATGTCATCTTTATTTCCTATAAAGAACCCAATGCTGATGATAATTGGAATCGTGTACTAGAGAAAGCACCTTGGGCAAAACGAGTACACGGTGTTGACGGGATCTTTAACGCTCATAAGGCCGCTGCCAAGTTGTCAACTTCTGATATGTTCTTTGTTGTGGATGGAGATGCTTGGCTGGTGGACGATTGGGAATTTGATTTTCAGCCAGGCATATTTGACAGAGACTGTGCCTATGTATGGTGCAGCCAAAATCCAGTAAATAATTTGACTTATCATAACGGAGGTGTTAAACTGTTTAATAAGAGTATCCTAATGAAGAAGAAGAAATGGACCACTCTTGATATGTTTACAGGCATAATGCCCAAGATAAGTGCAGAAGATAGAATTAGTTGTATTACTTCATTTAATGTAGATGAATTCTCAACCTGGCGTAGTGCTTTTAGAGAATGCGTTAAACTATATAAGAACAATCAAATGGGCAAACTCAATGAATGGCTGAGTTCGGACCCTAAAAAGAAATTTGGTAGTTATGCAGCCTTAGGTGCAACCCACGCCTGCGACTTTGCTAACAAATTTGTAAATGATCACAATGCATTATTAAAGATCAATGACTATAATTGGTTAAGAGAATACTTTAATAAAATGACAGACTAGGAAAACAGTATATGAAAGAAATATTTGGAGTGGTTCCAGCTGAGGTTGCGTATGAAATAAGAGAGGCATTTCTTTCTGCAGACTACGATACTGTTATGCAGGAGAGAAAAACTTATTATCAGAGAGACTTTAATGTAGTGTCATCAACCTTGCCAGAGAACGATGAGGTATATCTATCTAATTTTAAAAGATCAGGATTCTTAGAAAATTCTAATCTAATTAAAGACTGCGTTAACTCTTATATAATCCCTGCAATTGAAAAAGAAGTATCTAAAAAAATTGTGCATAAAGAATTACGCTGTTATTACATGAATGAAGGTGGACATTTTAGAATTCACAAAGATGATTACATATCTGATTGGGGATTTGTTTGGTACCTCAACAGTAATTGGAAATGGGATTGGGGCGGCCTTTTACTGTCCGTACATGAAGATCAAACAGCGTCTGTATCTTTACCTCAATTTAATAAACTTGTAATAATGAATCACGGATCCAAGCAATTACCTCACTGTGTCACTCCTGTAAATTCTTTTGCAAAAGAACCACGCATTATGTTAGTTGGCTTTTTAAAAACTGAATAATAAACTATGTCAGAATCAAATCACGAAAAAATTAAAAAAGTCATTAGCATTGTAAATGAAACGAGCCCTACGTTTTGTCTAGCCAAATGGCATCATGTTACCTTGTATCTACAGACAGGAGAAACCCATAGTTGTTATCATCCTGCTCCACATAAGATTGATCTAACAGAACTTAAAAAGAATCCCAGTGCTCTACATAATACTTCGATTAAGAAACAAGAGCGCAAAGAGATGTTAGAAGGTGTGCAGACCAAAGGATGCCAATATTGCTGGAACATTGAGAACATGGGTCCAGATTACATTAGTGACCGCCACATTAAGACTGCAAGCATCTTTACAGAAAAACGTTACAGACAAATTGTAGACAATCCGTGGGACAAAAATGTAAACCCAGAATACATTGAAGTTAGCTTTGGCAACGAGTGTAATTTTAAATGTGGGTACTGCCATCCTAAAGCCAGTAGTCGTTTCTACAATGAGATTAAACAGTATGGTCCAGTAACATCAGTTAAGAATCATCGTTGTGACATTGATTGGATGGATCTATACGAACGTGAAGAAAAGAATCCTTATGTTGATGCGTGGTGGAAATGGTGGCCTACGGCTCGTAAGACACTGTCTATCCTCCGTATTACAGGCGGTGAACCTTTGATGCATACCAGTACTTGGAAGTTATTGAGTAGTCTTAAAGAAGATCCAATGCCCAAACTTGAATTGAATATTAACAGCAACCTAGGTGTAAAGCCTGCTCTAGTTGATAAAATGGTTGAGTATGTAAATCATCTTACAGTGAATAAAGGTATTAACAGGTTTAAGTTATATACCAGTATCGATACGTGGGGTCCTCGTGCTGAGTACATTAGAACAGGTTTAGATTTAAAAATTTGGGAACGCAATTTAGATGCTTATTTGAAAGGCACGGGGCAACCTATTAGCTTTATGATTACATTTAACATCTTATCTGTAACAACATTCAAGAGCTTGTTAGAAAAGATCTTAGAGTGGCGTAGCGTTTACAATCAATATAATAAAACAGATCAGCCACAGATGGTTAGATTTGATACTCCATACTTAAAAGAACCTTTACAATACGATATGAACATTCTTCCTAAAAAAGAGTTTATGAAGTATATGAAAGAAAGTCTTAAGTTTATGGAACAGAACGTAGACGACAAAGACTCAACTAAATTTTCAGAAGTTGAGTTTGAGAAGTTTAGACGAGTAGTTGATTATATGGGATCAACTGAATATGATCAAAATAAGATTGATGAAGGCCAGCGTGATTTTTACAATTGGTTTAATGAACTAGACACACGCCGCGGCACCAATTTTATCACCACCTTTCCAGAGATGGAAAAGTTTTTTAAAAAGTGTAGTAAACTAAAATGAACAGTAAAGAATTTTTATTAAAAGAAAGCAAAGTATTTTGCATGTCACCATGGGTTCATATCCATACAAGCCCAACAGGAACTGCATCTGCATGTTGTATTGCTAAAACAACTATTGGCAACTCAAATTCACAAAATTTAGAAGAGTTAGTAAACTCCTCAGGTATGAAACAGTTGCGGTTAGATATGCTAAATGAAAAGTTTAATCCTACCTGTGTTGCCTGTTACTCACATGAGGCAGGAGGGGTTAGGTCTAGTCGAGATCAATATTACCAAAGATTTAGTAAACACTTTGATGAAGTTATAGCCAACACTAAAGAAGATGGTCACCTTGACAATTTTAAGATGCGTTACTTTGATATTCGATTTAATAATATTTGTAATTTTAAATGTAGGACCTGCAACGCCGAATATAGTACACAATGGGAACAAGAAGACATTAAAAGAAAATTACCATATGCCAGGATTTATCCTAAGAATAATAGTCCCAGACTGTTAGGAGAAATAATGGAACACATTCCATATATGGAGTATGCGTATTTTGCAGGAGGCGAACCCTTGATCACTGAAGAACATTATATCGTGTTAGAAGAAATGATCAAACAAGGACGCACAGATATAACCCTTGTATATAATTCTAATGCCAGCAACTTAAAATTTAAAAGTAAAGACATTATTCAATTGTGGAATCAGTTTAGCAAGCCTATTGAATTTTCCGCTAGCATTGATCATGTAGGTGAAAGAGCAGAATATATTAGATCTGGGACTAATTGGGGAGAAGTTGAAAATAATTTGTTAATATTAAAGTCGTTGCCAAACCTACATCTAACATTGAATACAGTAAACAGTGTATTCAACTATCTAACTTTAAGAGAATTTTATACCTATCTAATTGATAAAAAGATTTATGAGCCGCCTCCAGGACGGTCTTTTAGTCTGTACCCGATGACGCATCCAGAATATTTCTCAGCACAGATATTACCACTAGCTTTAAAACAACAGGCTAAAGTTGGTATTAACTATATACTACATTATATGACTTCTAAAGGCTTTACACCCCACCAAACAACTGTTATTCAAAATACTGTCAATTGGACCGAATCATCTAATCAGTGGGAATTGTATAAGGATGCATTCCGTGCCTATGTACTAGAATTAGACAAAGTTAGAGGAGAAGACTTTATTAAGGTGTTTCCTGAGCTTGCATCATTAATGGACTAACATGGAAGATCTTAATAAAAACTTTCTGTTAAACGAGAGCAAAGTATTTTGCATGTTTCCTTGGATGCACTTAAATGTAACTCCAAAAGGGGATATCTATCCGTGTTGCAGTAATAACTATTCAACTCCGTTTGGTAGTACTAAAGAAACATCATTGAAGGAAGCATTCAACAGTGATAAAATGAAACAGCTACGTCTGAACATGCTTAATAATGTAAAGAATGATATCTGCGACTTTTGTTATAAACATGAAGAAGCAGGCCCGTATAGTTTTAGAACATATAGCAAAGATCACTGGGCTACACGTTTTGATGAACTAGTACCTACTACATTAGAAGATGGAACCGTTCCAGATTTTAAGATGCACTATTTTGATATTCGATTTAGTAATATTTGTAACTTTAAATGTAGGACATGCGGCAGTGAATTTAGTAGCCAATGGGCTGCTGAAGATAGATATTATGATAAAAACAAACCAATTGTTATACACGCAGATGATCATAAGGGAGATCTGTTAAATGAAGTTTTGGATCATGTAGATCATATTGACCTAGCATATTTCGCAGGTGGTGAGCCGTTGATTACTGAAGAACATTATGTTATACTAGAAGAAATGATTAGAAAAGGCAGAACTGATACAGTTTTAAGATATAACACAAATGCCAGTACAATCAAATATAAGAATCATGACATACTTAGTTTATGGAAACATTTTAAAAAGATTGAACTAAGCTGTAGCATCGATCATTACGGTGAACGAGCAGAATGGTTGAGACATGGAACTGATTGGGGCAAGATTGAAAGTAACCTATTAACATTCCGTGATTTAGATTACGTGGTATTTCAAATTAATACGGTGTTTAGTTTGTTTAACTATCCCACACTTGGTGAGTTCTACAATTACTTAAAGAGTAAGAACATAGTGCAAACCAATGATTGGTATAACAGTTTGTATCTAGCAGTACATCCTAGCTATTACAGTGCTAAGAGTCTACCCAAAGAATTAAAACTGTTGGCCAAGTCATCTGCATTAGATCTTGTTAACAGCCATGGCACGGAGTTTCCAGGCTTAACAAGATTAGTCAATGATGCTATAAGTTTCGCCGATCAGGACAATACATGGAAAGATAATAAAGATACATTCTTTAAGCACACACGATCTCAAGATAGATTACGAAAAGAAGATTTTTTTAAAACTTTCCCCGAACTAGAAAGACTACAGGACTTAGAAGAATAAAATGGCAGATATTAAAACACTTATAAAAGACAGTAAAAATTTCTGTGTGCTCCCCTGGATACATTTCCACTCATGGCCAAATGGTAATGTTATGCCTTGCTGTGTTGCTGACAGTGAAAAGCCAGTAGGTAAAATTAAATCAGACGAATCCATTATTCAAATGATGAATAGCGAAGGTTTTAAACAACTTCGTCTCAATATGCTTAATGATAAACCCAGTGACGAATGTAAACGTTGCTACGATTTAGAAATACTAGGAACTTGGACAATGCGCCAGAGTCATAATAAACGTAGAGGTTTTGAGTACATTGACATGATCAATGCTACTAACGAAGACGGTAGTATAGATAAATTTGAAATGCGTTATATGGATATACGATTTAGTAATCTATGTAATATGAAATGTCGTAGCTGTGGACCTGGATGTTCTAGTCAATGGGCAGAAGAATACGTTAAAAAGAAATGGGGCATGGAGCAACTTGAAAAGTTCTTTGGCATGAAGACAATTGTTGTTAACAGCAACGAAGATCAAGTATTCATGACTAAACTTAAACCTTATCTTAAAGATGTTACAGAAGTGTATTTTGCAGGCGGTGAAGTAATTATTACCCCCGAACATTATGAATGTTTAAATTATTGGATTGATAATAAATTAACAGATCAAGTTGAGTTAACCTACACAACTAATTTCAGTGTATTAAAATATAAAGATAAAGATCTTATCAAGCTGTGGAAAAAGTTTCCTAATATTAAAATATGGGCTAGTTTAGATGCATCAGATGATATTGCTGAAGTTATTAGAAAAGGCACTAACTGGAAAAATATAATTAAGAACGTTAGTAAACTTAAAAAAGAAGTACCACACGCAGAATTCCAAATTACTCCCACTATATCAATTTGGAATATTTTTTCATTTGCTGATTTTTTTGACAACATGGTAGAGGAAGGAATACTCGACCTTAACAACACTAGATGGCATTCTGGCACTAGATTTAATCTGTTATCTTATCCGTGGTATGCAAACATTATGATCTTACCCGACCATGTTAAAGATAAATTAATTGATCGGTACAGAAAGTCCGCTTTCAAGTACAGTCATAATGAGCATGTTAAGAATGGATTCAAAATGATTATATATAGTTTAAAACATGGAGAACCAAACAAAGGTGGAGTCCTCGAATTTATGAAGTCAAATGATGAGATGGATGAACATAGGAAAGAAAAACTACTGGATGTTATTCCAGAACTAAAAGAGGTATACGAATGGGCAAAGAGTTAATTGAAATTGTTGCAAAAACAAAATATCTTGCAGTCACTTGGCAAGTAAACAACTATTGCAATTTTAAATGTAGTTATTGTAATCCAGGCAATTGGAGCGGTACTGAGTCAAACAACGGCAATCTAAGCACGTATCTTTATAACTTAGATACTATTATTTCTAAGTACAAGGCTGAAGGTTATCAAGATTTTAAATTCTTCTTCAGCGGCGGAGAACCTACAGCATGGAGGAACTTTATTCCAGTCTGTGAATGGCTACGTAAAGAGATACCTAATTGTACCATTGCTGTTAACACTAATTTAAGTCGTCCGTTAGCATGGTGGAAGAAACACTATCATTTATTTGACGATATTGTAGCCAGCTTCCACGTAGAGTTTTCAGATAAGAAAGTCTATGAGAAGAACAGCTTGTTCTTGTGCAATAAAGTAAACTATTTGTCTAGTAAGATGCTCATGCACGATGAAAGATTCTGGGAAGTAGTAGAGTTTGGAGAGCATTTGAAAACCCTCTTACCTAACTACTTTATTGAATGGACACCGTTATTTGATGAGATGACAGTTAATGCAGGGCCTTGGGAATATAAAGATCCTAAAAAAGTTAAATTCCTAAGCGAACATAATGTTGATACTAAACAAACTGTGGAGAAGCCTTCGAAAGAAAATAATTGTATCAGTTACGTTAAATTTGATGATAGAACTACAACTCATGTGAATAGTAACGATGTTATTATCAATAGACAAAATTTCTTTAAAGGATGGAAATGCAATGTAGGTGATGCATTGTTTATTAATCCAACTGGAGCAATCAGTTTAGCAAGTTGCGGACAGGGAGGATATGTCGGTAACATCCTAGGCGATATAAATGATATTGGACCTAAACAAATTATTTGTGGCAAGGAACACTGCCACTGTGGTACTGATATCATAATTCCAAAAGTAAAAGGATAACCTGTGGATTTTAACCTAACAGATCTTGCTAACAAAAACATGGCTCCTAGAGAGCGTCCTACAGCAGATATTGCAGACGCTCGACATCTTTCAATGATGGAGGCCATTGCGCCTTATGCTAAAAAAATACAGCAGGCTAATGTTACACCTGTTTATGTTGACTATAAAACACGCAATACTAAATTAATCTTAGTATTGTGCCCGGAATGGGCTCCCGAAATGCCCCCGTTTAATCTTGCTCGACTAAGCGGAATAGCAAAATCTGCAGGATATGAAACAACTATCATAGATTTAAATATTAGAGCATATAATGAATATGCTGGCAATTGGAAACCAAACGGCCTATTACCATTTAGACTCTGGGATTCTAGTGCTAGCTGGCATTGGTTAGGTGATACCTATCTGCGAGACATTCATCCGTTATTGGAACCTCTCCTAATGAAGGCCTGTGATGAGATTGAAGCAGCTAATCCAGAGATAGTAGGATTCAGCGTTTACTACATTAGTGAAGAACCAACTAAATGGATGTGTCAAGAATTAAAACGTCGAATGCCTAATGTTAAAATTGCAGTAGGTGGCAGTAATGTACAAAAGTCTTGGTTTGCCATACAGGAATATTATGATTATGTTGTTAATGGTGAAGGTGAACAAGCACTATTAAACATATTAGAAGAAGTTGAAAATGGAGTTAGTCATAGTACTCCTCAGTATATAACACAACCAGAAGATCAACGTATTAGTATCAACGGGCTACCGATGCCAGACTACGAGTCAATTGACTTTAGTCAGTATAAAATTCCCAACGGGGTTAACAGTGAGATCAGTAGAGGATGCACAGCTAAATGCACATTCTGCGAGGAGACGCATTTCTGGAAGTATCGTCAACGACAGGCTGTAGATCTTGTAACAGAAATAGAATGGCTATATTATAACAAAGGCACAGATGTTATTTGGTTTATTGATAGTCTTGTTAACGGCAATCTAAAAGAACTACGTGCTTTCTGTAAGGCAGTTGAAGCCAAAGGATTAAAGATACGGTGGACTGGATATGCACGATGCGATGGCCGTATGGATTTAGAATATTTTAAAGATCTTAAAGTTGGCGGTTGCATTATGCTAAACTATGGAATAGAGTCAGGAAGTCAGAAAGTACTTGATGATATGGCCAAGGGTGTTACCATTAAAGAAATGGAAGATAACTTCCGTGATGGCAAAGAAGTAGGAATATGGGCAGCAACTAACTGGATTATTGGGTTCCCAACAGAGAATTTGCAAGACTTTGCTGACACCATGACATTCCTGTGGCGTATGCGTAATATGAATATCAACAACATTGGCGCAGGCGTTGGCTTTGGCATGGGTCCAGAAACTATTGTAGGACAAAATCCAGACAAGTTTAATGTAGGTTATCACAAGTATCACGGACATTGGATTACAAAAGATTTTACAAAAGGTGGAACCCATGTAATGACCAGGGTAAAATCTTTTTATACATTTATAGATTTCCTAAAAAATTGTGTAACAAGTGGAAGAATTAGTTATCCTGTAAGAGATTCACTACCTAGAGATCATTATAAGATTACATTGCACAATCCATCTACAATTAAAGAAGTTGAATACGAAAAGTTTGATTATAATATTATTAAACCTAACATTAATCCATTTGCCGATGCATTAGTAAATGAAATGTGGCCTCTCTTTAGAATGTTATGGAAGACTCGTGGTGGTTATGATGCTGAGATTAAGTTTAATCCAGAAATTGATTTAAGAGAATTTGGAACCCAGTTCGGCCCTGGAATGTATACTGCAATATTTAAATTTAATATTGATAACTCGGGTCTGTGGAAAGCTGATTTTAATTTTAAATTCGATCAAAAGATTCGTAATCCTGATGACGATCACAAATCTAGAGAAAAAGAGAGAGAAGGTGCGTTCTATGCTCAGGACTATAGTCGCATAACAAGCAACACAGCTAAACGTGCTAGAAAATTAGCTAAACCAAATTGGTCTGTTGAAGATGGTCGAGATGATTCTCAGTTTGGAGATATGTTAAAGGAAGAAGTATTTTTAAATCAAAATTTTGATTTCTCTTTTGACTATCAATACATTGGAGAAGGCAATTGGGGTAATACTGCTGTCTATGAAATTGCAGTACCTGACAAGTCTTCAGTGGCTATTCCAGAAAAAGAAGTTATGTTTGCTATTCCTATTTCGTCCATTAAGAAAGCAGAGAAATGAAAGAACAAGTATTATTAATTGCGGGATGTAGTCATGCAGCTGGATCCGAAATTGACGGAACTGAAGATAGCATCTATAATAGGCAACATTCGTTTGGAAATCTTTTAGCAGAAAAGCTAGGTCGCCGGCCAATAAACATTGCTTCAAGTGCGGCTAATAATCAATGCATAGCCAGGACTGTCATTGAATGGTTTGACGAATGTTACAATTCGGAAAGCATGGATATTGTTGTACTAATAGGTTGGACGGAAAGTTCTAGACTAGATGTCCCCATGAACGGAATTACGTGGCATGAGCAGTCGAATCTATCTAGTGACTATGTATCTAAAGCATCAAGAGATTATATTCGTGTCAATCTAGGATACAAAGGCAGCGGCAAAGAAGAAATGGAAGTTATTGCAGGATACCACCAATTTATTACTAACAATCTAACTTACGTAGAAATAATCAGTGCCAATTTAATTTTACAAATGCAATATTTTTTAAAACTAAAACAGGTAGATAATATAATGTGCAACACTATGCACATGTTTACTCCTGCAAAGCAAATTAATTTCTATATAGATCAAATTGATCAAAGTTATTACTTAGATTTAATTGATAACGAGCAAAGTTTTTATTGGAAATATAAAAACGCAGGTCATGTTAATCATAAAGCCAAATACTGGCATCATGGTGAAGAACCACACAAATTATATTCTGAAGAATTATACAAGTTCTATGTTAATAAATATAATATATGTGGTTAATGATTATGAATAAAACACGTTGTTTTTCTTTTGGATGCAGTTATACAAATCATTTCTGGTCCACTTGGGCAGATTTTATAGGATCTAATTTTGATACCTATGCTAATTTTGGAAAAGGTGGCGCATCAAATACCTACATAATGAACACACTATTTGAATGGAATGACACAATTCAGTTTAATTCAGAAACTGATTATATTCTAGTAATGTTCTCAGGAATATCTAGATTTTCTTATATTGATAAAGAATCTAAGTCTTGGAAAACAAACGGTGATTTAAGAAACTTAACACAAAAATATAATGAGGATCCGTCATATAGGCCCATTTCAAATTTTGTTGAAAATGTGTGGAATGAAAAATGGGCAGTTTACCAATCCTGGATTGCAATAAAAGCTGTTAAAGAGTTTTTAGTTAGTAAAAAAATAAAACACAAAATACTAATGGGCATCGATAATAGATATTATTTGCAAGATTATGACATATTAGATTTGGACTCTAATGACATTAATAAAATAAATGACATTTACAATATGCTAGATGTTAAAGAAAGTTTAGATGAATTTATTGAATCTACTACCAAGGAAACTACTTATTTTTTAAAAGAAAACACCTCAGATGGCCACCCTGCTCAATCACAGCATTTTAAATACATGTCCAAACATTTTCCAGAATTT